TGAATATCTTCACTGCGTTCATGGTCATACGTGTACGACATGACTTCTGAAACGCTTGTGCATTGATGTTACATACCTCAGCAGCTCTGCGACGATAGTCCTTACGTGACTCTGCATTATCTGCGATGTCAACAGGCTTGGGTGGGAGAGGTATATCTACGACAGGGATAAACTTACCAACCTCAATACCACGTTCTTGTAATGTTTCTGCAACATCTACAATGAATGTATTGAGTGTATATCCTACCTTCTGAATCTTGTTCAGAAAGTTGATTGGGGTTTCTCCCTGTATAAGGCGGCTATCGCCTCGGCGTACCATGTCATGTCCACGCATAACCTCGTTAAGCAAGTAACCACCTGCTGTTTCGTTGGTCCAGTCGTTAGGCTCAACCAACATCGGCCAGGCTAACGGGCTGAACAACTCAGCGTTGGTCATGACCTGGTCCTTGATGGACATGAACTCAGGTGTTGGTACCACGAAGTTGTAGGTCTTACGTCCTTCACGTCGTGTTTCACGCATGAACCACTGCGATGACTCGCAGATGCAGTCAAGCAACCATCCACCTAGTTTCACACGGTTAGCAATACCCCAGCATTGCCAGTGATCAACGTCGTACCTGTTCATGAGAGTTGTTACGACCTTGACCTTTTGTTGTGTGCCTATAGATTTGTGGAAGTAATTGTCTTTAATGACACGTAGTAAACCTGGCACGTTACGTTCATAGAAACGCATCATGCACTCGTTCTCTATCGCTTGACCGATTGCATCCGTGACATTTTGTACCGTAGAACTGCGAGGTTTAGAGCTGAATACCTTATCAAAGGTAACCTTACAGGAGATAGCTGCTGCTGCTTCAGGCTCGATGTCCATGAGATAGCGTTGTATCTCTTTGAAGCATACGCCAATCTTACCTTCTTTTATCCTGTTATTAGTTGAGTTAATACGATCAACCACAAGAGGAATAAGCTGCTCAATAGAAGCCACGCCATACACACTAGCCGAGGCATAGTCCTTGTCCTCAAGTTTAGCTGTGTTGTCATGTAGTTGCTTAAGACCTTGAGCTATTTGTTCACGCTCAAGCTTAATCTGTGCTGCAATATCTGCGAATAAGGTCAATCACTCCTCATATGTGGTGGTCAGGTCATCGATCACCTGCTCGTGCATGAGCTGGATAATCTCATCTTTGTATGGATGCATGTCAATCTCGTCAATCAAAGTATCGAGACGAAAGTTGAAGGTGGCGTCAGTCATCGTTGTCAATTAGATCAGGTCCAACATAGTGTAGGGCATCGTGAGTACACACGATAAACTCATGTTTCTTTTCGTCCATGAGCTTGAGTATCTTCTGTTCAGCAGCATGTTGCCGCTTGTAGATATACTCTTTGGTCTTTTGGTTTGTGAGATTAGTTGTACGGATGATACATGCTACATCAGCAGGTAACTCCCAGCCAGCTACCTTCCATTCCATGATCTCCTCAAATGTATGTTCTTGAAACGCTTCATCAGGAGCGTCCTTGAACATCTTCCAGTTGTTGGGATGATAGGGCTTCTTACCACTCATGTGTTTTAAATACGTTGACTAAGGTAACATTGCGATCCATGGACAACTCCAAAGCATCCCATGCGGCTTCTTCAGAATTGGCGGCGAGTATGTACATATCCTCGCCACTGGATAGAGTTACGCAATACTCATGTAGTCTTGGGCTTTGCAGCCCGACGTCGAGCTGGTCTGGGTTTGGGTTCATGAGGCTCCATGCTAATGTAAACATCTCGTTTAGCCAGTTCTTTGTAGATAGAATCCCAGCGATGGTTCTTGTCTCCGTAGTAGTGTAGCCAGCAAAGAATGGCGTTCTTGATAAAGTAATTGTCGTCAAGTGATTTACTTTTTTCCATAGTATTTAGATGTGATTCGGTTAGAGCGCTGCCAGATCACAGCAGTGCTGAACAATCCTACCATACCGATGATGGCATAGATGATGTTAGATTCAGACCAGATCATTTGTTCTTCTCAGCGTAGTGTTTGCGGATGTTGTTGAGACGTTCGAGTGAAGTCTCTTCTGATGTTACCTCCATGCACTCAATGGTGACGGTCTCGTCCTCATCGAAGTTATCATGTAGGTCCATGATCTCAAGACGATTCATGACACCCCGCATGTTGGCATAGACTTGAACTATTTCATCACCAGACCATTGGGTCTTGTAGCGCAGTACGTAAACGTTCATTTGCAATAAGAAGGGTAGAGTTTACAGAGTTGTTCATTCTGCATGTCCATGAGAGAGTCCATGCCTACTAGGCCGATGTGCACCCCCAGCAAAATGATGATTGTGATGGATGTGATTCTCATTCTGTGTCATCGTCCGTGATACCATCCAGATAATCTGCGATCATATAGAATGGCATGTTGTTTTCATAACAATCAGTTAAACAATCGTACCACATGTCGATGTTATCTTCGATGATGGTCGGGTTCATGATGGATAAACAGCAGCGTTGTTTGATACATAGGACACAGCACGCATGTACGTGTTGCCTATCTTACCTGTGATGCTTTGCATCTTTGACACGTTACCATGTGTGTCCAGGGTAATGTGCTTGTCCATGAGACATGTAGTCAACTTGAACACAGTAGGCTGTGCGTAGTACTTGTCAGTGTGGATCATAATCAAACCTCACGATAATCAACATAAGCGTGCGGATAACGCACCTCTGAGTAGAACTCATAAGCTCTAATCATTGCGTCCCTGTCATTGACAAAGTAACCCAATGATTGTTCTTCTCCGTCATCAAGTAGACGGTAGACTTGATACGTGATTGTCATCAGATAACCTCCATTGATGTATACTCCATGTAGTCATCTGCGTCCATGTTGAACGCAGTACCAGCACATAACTGCTCGCAGAAGGATACATACTCCTGCCAGTTATGTAACTCGTAGGGTCCATATGTCATGGACCAGTTCATAGGATGAAGCAAAGTTTCCATCATGCGAATACCTCCATGTGTGGGAATGTTTGTCCGTTGTGTACACGAGACACGGTGATGGTATCACCACCAGTCTCTACACTCCAATCGAAAGCAGCATCAATAGCTTGCTCTTCTGAGGTGAACCACTCCTCGTCAGGTCCATGTGAAATAATAAACATTTGAAGAATAGCCTCGCTCAGTGCGTAGGCAATACCTGGGCTAGGGTTCGCACCTAGCCACCCGCTTGGACGGATCAGGCTACAGCACAGCCAGCCTCTACACGCTGCTGACAGTACAGTTCAACGATGCACCACACAGCTTTCTCCTTGCATTCTTGCAAGGTCCAGAAGTCAGTGGTATCAACGAGGTCAGTGTATTTGAGTCCATAAGTATCGAGTTCATCCTCGATCTCGTCCTCGTACTTGTCAAAGAACTCCGCAAGTTCTGACGAATAGATGAAGTCGGAGACACCAGCGGAGCAGCCATACTCGGCTACGTCCTTGATCTCGTCCATGTCATCGAAGCGCTCAGCAAGTGCGTCGAACATAGGTGACACGTTGTACATGTGTGAATGTGTGTAAGTGAACATGATGACACACAGAGGTGTCAGGCTCATGCCAGGCATTGCACCTAGCAGCGGGCTATGATCCCGTGAGCTGTGCCTATCAGACGAGACCGTACTGATTAGCCGCCAGCTTGTAGCTGGTACGCTTGGCGTCAAGCAGGTTGTGGTTGATCCAGAACCCGAGGCTCATGTTAGGGTTAGCCATAAGGCTAGCGATAGCACGACGAGACACGTTCTTGTACTCGTAGGTGTGACCCTCCTTGAAGGACACAATGGCTACGCCACGAAGCAGGTCAACGTGGACGAAATCTGCAGCAGCAGATGTACGAGAAGCAGAATAAGTGAACATGAAATGTGAAAAGGTAAGTGAACAAATGGCTGCGTCCTAGGGAGCAGCAATGACAGTGCCGGGACCTTGCACCCAGCAGGACGCTCACGTGTCTGCCTATCCGATGTGCATATGTAGTGCGGGACGCATCGGTACATCCCTGTGCCTTGAGCATACTTGTATGCCGCATGAGGCGCTGCGGCTGACGGTGTAACCGTCACACACTGTAACATCCTGGCCGGCCAACTGGTCAAGCACCTCCAGGCTCTACGGCTTGGTGTAGATGACTACACCGTACCGTCAACAGGGAGAGTCGAGATCAAGACCTTCAAATCAGATATCAGAATCCAGCATACACCAGGAAGTCGGTGGACAATCGGTCAAGCTGCACAACACAGCATCAGATCCCAGTCATACCAATGGTTATTATCGTTGCTTATCAGTCGATTGCTGACTTATAACCGTAGGTTAAGTGCCGCGACAGATCGCGAGAGATTGAGCCGCGTGTCGTGCGCGGGCGCGGTAGTTAGATCGCGTGTACACCCGCGCGGTAGTCGGTTTGCGCGGTAGAGCCCAGCAAAGTACAGAGAAATACCGGGCTAAACCGCTTGCTACCACTGGGGTATCGCCGTTTTTGCTGCCCCCTACCCACCCCCACGGGGGGAACTGCGTCCCAGCTCCTACGCTAATAGGTCTCACACATTTTCGTCAAAATTTATGACCTTATAAATCACGACACATACACCCATTAGCAGTAAAACCAACAGCCAAACGACGGACCAAACAATCATAATGCAGCATAAACCTGTGGAAAACAGTCTTCAATTAAGGCTCGACACTGGTCTGCAATCTGTTTATGCTCAGTTTGCGTCCCGTTAGCGCACCTTAGATCAGTATAATGAATCCAAGACCGCAATGTGCCGTTCATATACAGCTTTGTAGGGCTTGACAAAGGCAACACCTCCCGTGCACACTCTTTAGCGACTCCAGCTGCCAGCATTTCGTCATACAGGTGGTATGACATGTCATATAGTTGCTGTGTTTTAATTTCAAAGTCTTGAATTGTATATGGATCAAGATCATCGATACTGTTTTGCCGGTTTACCGTGTCTTGACGGCGTAACGCAGGCAAAGCTGGTTTATCTGTAACTTGAGCGTACCGTTGGCTAAACTCTTGAAAGCTAAAGCTGCGATGACGTAAGATCTGTGCAGCTATTGATCGTGTTGTAGATATTTCTACACACATGTTTACCATTTCAAATGGTGACCAATGTTTATGCTTAATGAGGTATTTAATTAAACGAGCACTGGTCTCAGTGTTGTTTTGATTAGATGGATTAGATACACGTGCCATATAGCTGACAAGGTTATCACCATCAGGTGTTGAATGAATGAGTTTAACGGAGTGCATACAGTAGTAAAGGTGTTTCAGGTGTGACACAGGTGTATATAATACACATGTCTCTCAGTAATCTAGTTACTGTAGATAAAGGGACTCCGAAGAGTCCCAATTACACAGAGGGTCCACCCTTCCCCCTGTATAAGGCGGCTACCGCTCTAAACCCAGGTAGGGACAGAGTTTTTGTCGTTACCTCTAGCTTGCCTTCTTTGGTCTAAATTCATGCCCAAAACAAGGTGGTTAGCGCTAGATTGTGGGTCTTCAATAGTTGACCTAAGGATGTCGTTCCATTCTTCACGTTTACGTTGGTTAACTGCTTCTTGAGCAGAAATACCCATAGCATCTGTAAAGTATTTGACACCTTGTGCAAGAGCATCAATACGGTCATCATGTCGAACAGCACCTTTTTCCATACACATACGTGACATTTGATAAAACAACATATACATAAGTCGTTTTTCAGGTGCTTCGTTTTTGTTTGAAGTATAATCCCAGTCAATAACTGATCTGTCTATAACAAGCCTGTGTTGATTAAGTATAGGCTCAAGGCTGTCGATAATCCGTTGTTCTTTACGTAAGGTAGCCCGGACTTCTTCAACATCAATGCCTTGTTTTGTCTGTTGAAGGTGTTTTTTAAACAGCTCAGCAACGATACCGTCACCAAAGTTTGTCTCAATTACAAGTTTAGTTACGTTGTATTTTTTACACCCTCTTAAAATGTCCAAAAGTGTGTTGTCGCTGTATCCGTCTCGGTAAGCACGCATTTCGTGCAAGTACAAAAAACCGTTGCGTTGGCTGATATAAGCTGCCGCTGTTTCATCTGATCCTCGACCCGACGGGTCAACCGAGCAGATTGTCTCTTGGTAAGGATGCCATTCTCCTTGTAACTGCATTGGACTGTAGAAATAATCTCCAGGTAGTCCAACAGTCGGAGCGTCTTTGATGACGTTCTTTGGGTCTGAGCACCAGATGACGGAGTCAGGAGCAGTGGTGGGGTTAACAGCAGTAACCACAAGGTCTTGCATTTTAAGTGGGAACTTGTCAGCGTCACTAAGGGACGTGTCAAGCATGAACTGAAGCATAAAGTTGCTTCGTCCCATTGCCGCTTCACGTTCGATAAGATCATCATCACTAAATCTGTCAGGATCAGTTACATCCCACGCCTGTGCCCCTGTATCGATGTCTTCTTGCAGTTGTGGTGCAATCAGTCCTTCGTAGTTACTAAGGCTCCTAGGGACCCTTGCAGGCCAAACAAAGGGGCGATAATTACGTTCTGCTAGCTTACGGTAGATAGTAAAGGTTGTTTGTGGGGTACCAAGGTACATAATGCGGGAATCATCCTTAGGTGTAAGGATAGATTCTGCTTCAGTACACAGTTGAAGCAGTTTTTCCCGCATAAATTCAGTCATTGAGTTACCAGGAACTTCAATGTCGTCTAGAATCATTAAATCGGCGCGGCTTCCGGTTAGCTGTCCAGTGATGCCCACCGACTTTACGCTTGGGGCTTGGTGGGGTGAGCAGTTCACATCGAAGCTTATCCTCGACCACCTTGCATCGTCTGACTTGGGCTGTAAATGAGAAAGCCATGGTGTTTCAATAATTAGTTTTTGCAGGAAGATAGACATGTTGTCGGCTCGTTCTTTAGAAGCCGAAATGATCATGATCTTTTTTTCTGCATTATTGAAAAGCGTCCAAAGAACGAAGGCTCCAGTAATCCATGACT